CCCTAGATCGTCTTGTACATGATATTGACAAGGATAAGACAGTAGCTGACGAGATGGTTTCCTTCGATGAGATCTTCTACAAAGAGTTCCATTTCGATGAGAAGGCCCGCAGCTATACTGCCATCCATCACCTGGTGTTTGTAACAGGAAAGGATGAACCTGTTATTGACGAACCTTGGAAAGGCCAAGAAATCTCTCAGGACAATGGAATGGTCCTTGGAGCTCAGCGGTACCCCATTAGAATCCTAACTCTCTCCTATCTGACGGATGAAACGATCCCCCCGTCTGATACAGCCATTGGTCGTCCACAGGTAAACGAGATTAATAAGTCTCGTACCCAGATGATCCTACAGAGGGAACGGTCTATCCCGATCCGCACGGCAGACATCAACCGTCTGGATCCAAGCATCATGCAAAGTTTGATGCGTGGTTCTTGGCAGAATATCATCCCGGTACAGGGGAACGGTGCAAACATCATTACTGAGATTGCCCGAGCCTCCATGCCCCAAGAGAACTTTGCATTCGATAAGATTGCAAAGAGTGACCTGAATGAGCTCTGGCAGATCGGTTCCAACCAGATGGGATCTGGTGCTGGTATTGAAACAGCCGGAGAAGCTAAGGTAGTCCAGCAAGATTTCCAAACACGTATCGGCAGAGAAAGAGCTAAGGTCTCAAAGTTTTTCACGAGTATTGCAGAAGTCGTCGGCGGACTTGTCTGCTTGTATGAAGATGCTCAGTCCTTTGGTCAAGGCTTCGACCCAACGGTAAGTCGTACCCTTGTCTACTCAATTCTGGCAGACAGCACAGTCCTAATAGATTCAAATCAAAGACTCCAGAGATTGATTCAGTTCGTAAACTTTGCAGCCAAGTCCGGTTGGGTTGACATTGAACCAGTCCTCAAGGAGATTGCTCAGCTTTCAGGTCTTGATCCGAGCACAGTTATTAAACCACCACAACCCAAACCACCAGTGGAGCCTAACATCTCCCTACGACTCACAGGAACCGAGGATCTACTACAGCCTCTAACACTAGCTTTCTTGATGAAGTCTGGTCAAGCACCAACCCCAGATCTTATTGAGCAGGCAAAGCAGCTTATCCAGGTAAGTGTTACTCCTCCTCCAAATGCACAACAGGCTGAGCCCCCGACGGGTCCAGATGGTCTTCCGCTTCCTCCAGGAATGGGACTCAATGGACAGCCAATGATGCCAGGAGCAAGCCTCCCAGCGGTGCCTATGCCAACAGCTCCCGGCCAGGTTCATAGTGCAGTAGCTCCTCCAACTCCTGCCCTTCCTCTTCCAGGACAGGCCCATCCAAACTGGAGTATCATGAACACGTTGAATAAAAGAAGTGAAGATGCTTAATGAAAAAGGAGTATGATAAGAAGAAGCATAGTGAGTGGAATAGAAAATACTATAAAAAGAATAGACTTAAGATACGAAAGAAACATCGAAAATATAGAGAACTTTACAGATCTAAAACACAAGCATATAGACTAAAAAAGAACTTTGGCATGACGTTGGAAGATTACAACATTATGCTCGAAAGTCAGAATGGACTATGTGCTATTTGTTACAAACCTGAAACAAAGGTTTTTCATGGAAGAATAACTGCACTGGTAGTTGATCATTGTCATGAGACCGGAAAGATTCGTAAACTTCTTTGTTATAGGTGTAATGTGTCATTGGGTCTCTTAGACGATAATCCAGATAGAATGAGGGCAATGGCAAGGTATGTTGAGTCTTTTCAGAAACGCGCTGAAGACTAATGCGTCGCTATGCAAACCCAAGTATAAAGCAATGGGTAGATGAGCTCAAATCCTCTACCCCCTGTCTTGTATGTAAAGTATGTTTTCCTCCTGAGGCAATGGATTTTGATCATGTACGTGGGAGAAAGAGGAAGAATGTCTCCAGCATGGTTCGCTATAACTGGAGCCGAGAACTCATTGAGGCAGAGATAGCCAAGTGCGACTTGGTATGTGCAAACTGTCATCGCACCCTGACCAAGGAACGCCGTATTGCTCGAAATAAGAAGAGAACTAAAAGGAAAAAGAAATGAGCCATAAACACAACTGCTCCTGTGATCATGAGAATGTTAAGTACTGCAATTGCTGCCGGCTGGTCTACTGTGTTGGATGTAACCAGGAATGGCAAACCAGGAATACTTGGATTTATAGCTATCCCTACTACTCAGGAACAGTATCTACTGATGGACCTAACCAAGCAATTCCAGCAGCAGATCCAGTTTATAGAGAAACTTTTATTACCTGTAAGCATTCTGACGGAGAAACAAGTTAATGAGACCTTATGATGTGTTTAAGATGAGACATTTTATCTGTACCCAAGGCCATACTTTTTCTGAGGTAGCCTGGGGACTAGCCGACACAGTTCCATGCCGTGAATGTGGAGCATATGTAATAGAGGGATGTTCAGCCTCCGAAAGTGCTTCTGCAGCTATTCATGGTGATGAGATAGATATCGTGGTTAGACATGGAGCCTGTAACCCAGACGGCAGTCCCAGACGCTTTACAAGTAAGTCTGAGCTACGGCGTGCAGCTGCTGAGAATGGCTTTACCATTTATGGAGAAACTCCCAATGTAAGTGGAAGACTACAAGAGGAGAGAGCTCGTGAGCGCGAAGAGAGACGACGCTAGACTTATCCGTAACCTCATGGACCTGATGGATGTCTCCCCTTATGAGGCTAAGAGACTCCTAGGCATTGTCACCACTGCCATGGCAGATGCTATTCGTCGTGACGAGAAAGTAAGAATGGATGGCATTGGCTGGTTCTATCCATACCGCAAGGCAGGTTATTGGAATAATGGAGTTGCCAAAAGAGGAAAGGGGAGGCAAGAAACTTACGTTCCAGATCGACGCCTAGTTCGTTACGTTCCCAGCACTCCATTGATTCTATCCTTAAACCGAGATAACCCCGAATTCTTCAAAGACGCACAAGAAGTAGATCCTAACAGTAATGCCTAAAGGAGATTATGCAGATTAAGAACTTAGTCCCTACCGAGAGGATAGTTGAAGATTATGACTTTATCCTCTCCTCCAGCCAGACCCTCCCTGTTACCATTGACCGTGACCTAGGAGACTCCATCACCTTCTTAACCTCTCCCTTAGCTGTTGTCATAAAGCTGGCAGCTAAGCCCTCCCTAGCCAATCCTGATGTTCTCCTACCGGAAGAGGAAGTCACTATCTTCCAAGCACACATTATTGCTATCCAGAAGCGTAACCGGGTAGTCCTAGACCAAACAGTGGAACAGAAAGAGGAATGGAAGCAAGCACTAAAGGCATTCCATAATAACCCACCTGGATACGTTAACTAGTCCGGACGTTCTACTTCCCCTGCTTTCTGCGTAGGAGTGACCGTACCCGGTGACCCTAAGGGAACCGGTAGGTCCTTCGTAGCAAGTTTTTGTGACATCATCTATACTATAGGGTTTCCATGTCCGTCACAACTTTTTCCTAAGGATTTTGCATGGTTTGAAATCATGTCACAACTCTGTCACAAAATGTCCGGAAGACTTGGCATACCTTGCAGGACCGCAATTCTCATGCCATCCTCGTTCATTCGTATACAGCACGTCAGCTGCGAGAATCTTTGATTCTCGTAAAAAGGAACAGTAATGTCAGACAATTTAGAATCAGTGATTGAAGACGCAGTAAGTGATGCTACAGAAGAGACACCAGAATTAGACACGGCAGTGGCTGAAGTAGAGACCCCAGAGGTAGAGGCTCAGGAAGCCACCCCAGAGGCCCCAGAAACGACACTAGAACCTGAGAGTGTTGAGGTAGCTTCCCCAGCAGCCAAAGCTGTCCCAGCACCAGCTAAGGCCCCAGAGGATGACTTTGCGAAGAAGCATGGACTCCAACCCCAACAGCAAGGTCAAAGAGAGAATCGACTCCCCTACTCCCGTGTTAAGAAGATTGTAGAGAATGCTGAGAAGGCAGCAATTACCCCCCTTACAGCCAAGATCACAGAGTTTGAAGGTAAGGTTAAGGACTA